GTCCGGTCAAGCATGGCTCTTGCAGCATACTCGGTATATTCAAGGAAAATATTGTCTGTGGCGGCAGAGTAGTCACCACTAACAACCTTTTCCTTTCTCTTCAACTCCAACCCCACCAGAGCATCCTCAACAGGGGATCCTCCAATGAGTTGGTAAATTGGGGAAGAGCGCATGGCACCATGCCATGCCTTCTGAATTGGAGTAAGTAATTGCAAGAACCACTTCGACTTTGTCACAATCCTAACCTTTAATGGTTCTGTGAGACCGGTTGCCTGTACTGGTAACCGGTCCCACTCAGAACCATCAGACTTGACTGTCTCAGATATCGCGCGACGAAACATGATGTCCAGAAATTCATTCCACAAGCCAGCGGGGGTGGAGAAGCTAAGTGTCTCTCCTGGCATATCAAAAATGTTCTTGAGATCATCGTAGAAGAAACGGGAATCAATGGTTTCTTGCAGGATTTCTTCTGCAACAAACGATTGAAGTCCCCCTTCTGCTCGAGATCTTTCGTAACATGCTGATGTACTAGGAGCAAAGGGCTTAGAATAGTCCGCTACCATACGGCTACCGTCAAGGAATTCAGACACTGACTCGTCAATGGAGCGATACATCCGCTTCTTATATGGAAGTGGAGGTGACACTCGACTGACGGCTTGTCCAAATTCCTTGACCTTCTCCCTCACCATCTCACCTGTGAAAGACGGAAAGAGTCTCTTTGAATATAAGAGTAGGGCTCCAATCTTTATCTTCCTCTTCTTTCCATCACCTGTCTTTCTGTTCATAATATATCTCCGGAAGGAGACGGAACAGAGAGACAGGGGATTAAACCTCTGTGGAGGAGTATCGTCACCCAGGAACCAGGGTAGCCAATAGGCTGTCCAGGACTTCAGGATAGACATCACTTCCGGTACGGAGGAGGAGGGAGGAGAGGGACAAAGAATGGAGTCGAACTCATATCCAATGAGACGAAAGGTATCAATGAGTGCGTTGTTTGACTTACGCCAAACACCCTTAGCGCTCAATCTTGATACTTGGACTGGATCGGCAACCAGTTCAGGTATCAGTACGTGAAGATCAGCACCTTTTGGGTCACTTCTCAGTGGCCTACGAGGGCGCACGGTTT